CTCCAATGGACCAGCAGCTTCCTCTCTAAGGTCAACCCCCCACTTCTTAAAAGTGGTTTGAATATTTGGGAAGGTCCAATTAGGATGCACATCCTTATCCCATGAGATAATATTATCATCCCCATAACAAGATAAGGTGCAAAAATGTCTAAATTCATGTGCGGTATGCCCGGTCAACTCTTTCCAAGCTCTAAGGTACAATGACACCAAGCCTAAAGAGTTGTCCATAGAAGTTGAACTATGGCCAGTACTTAAACCAGTGCCTTTCTTATAAGCAGCACCCCTGCTAGTAAGAACAAGAACACCATTTTCAACTTCCCAATAAGCATTATCAATAAGTTCACAAATATTTTTGTAATCTCTATGAAATTCAAAACCCTTTTTACGAACTCTCTTGATAATATCAAGTGTTTTACCACTCAATGTTGAATCAAAAGCTGAACAATCACCAGCAAAATGCAAATCCCGACGGGCATGCTCCTGGTAAATTCTAGACATTGATCCACCATTAAGAGGCATTCCCACTTTAATAGGAGTTGTCTCCCACTTAAAGTTATGGTTGGGTGCATAATTCCAAATGGTCGATGAAATATAACTAGTTAAGGGAGCTCCAATGACAGTTCTAACTTTGTCATTGGCCCATTTCTTAAATGGTAATGCTTCTCCTTTAATAGAAACAGGATTCAAAGGATCCAAAGCAGGAGCCCATTTGAAAGTCTCTGCCCAAAGCTCCTGAAATTTAGCCAAACCAATGTTGTTGATAAACTTACGTCTACTCAACTTACGTTCAGCATATCTCCCAGGCACTTTTGCAAAAGCACCAAGACCATACTTCTTTTCCCATTTCCTAATAATATAATTAAAAGGGGTAAGTCTAGAATTCTTGAAAATTTCACCAACTAAGACCCACAAATCATCAACAGCCAAATCCGTGAAACTATAATCACGGAAAAGGAAGTATCGAGAAGTTGCAGTCAACTCATTAGCATAAGAAGCATATGTTTCAGTTCTCTTATATTGATATTGAGAATCATTTTCAAACATTTGCAAATCTTGATCAATCATTGTCTGGACATTATGAATACCTTGATGGAAATCTAACTGAGTTAAAAACCATTCAGGATACTCATAAAACTGGAGATCTTCAGGTTCAGATAAAGTTGAGACATTAACTGGCCAACCCAATTCAGACAACTTGTTCAAAGTGTTCTGAATTGAATCTGGAGTAATTTCCCAATTAGTTCTCCGAATAAATGTGGGCAAAGCCAAATCATCAATTACTCTTTGGGCAGCAACCCAAGACTGATTGAACCTAGCTTGCAATTTAATTTTTGTTTTAAAGGTGTCACCTTTGTCATAATACCTATCAATTAAATTTGCAATCCGGTAAGGCATTGTTAAAGTCCTTAAAACAAGGAAAACAATAGAAGTTTTACCAAAATGAAACATTCTATAATAGAATGATGGTGACAAAAGTTTCATTAAAATGACTATTGGCAAATGCCAATACATATACCAAAAACCATAAGAATATCTTGTCAGAATATCAATTGGGGCAAAAAGAGCCA